GAAAAGACTGGACTTCAGACAATCGGATTCACTGTAATTGATGTAAATGACGCTGAATCAGGAATGATAATGGGAGCACTCGTTACTCCTTATAAAACTGATGCAAAAGGCTCGACTGATGTGACTTTTAAGTATCTTAATTACATTGATACAGGCTCAGTATGCAGAGAATACATCTTCAATTCACTTAAAAATGATCTTGCTCAGTCCAGACTAACAAACGGTAACTTAATTCCAGATGTAAATATTCAGAATCAGGCAAGTCTTGAAGGTCTGTTCATGGAATATTATGCTTATCTTGGAAAGCAGGCACTTGTTTCTACAGGCGAAGATACGCAAAAAGTCGCTGACTCACTTGTAACTGTCATAGATACAGCAAACAGACAGTTCACGATGACAGCAAGCATAGTCCTTGTAACACAGATAGGAACAATAACAATGCCTATTACACAGGTATTTTCACTTTAGGAGGAACTAAAGATGGCTAAAAAAAGAATGACAGTTCCTGCGGTCAGAATAAATAATGAGACTTGGGGTATTATCCCTAACACTCTTGTTTATAACGCAGGAGAGGGAGAAATTAAGGTTGAGGCCATTTCGATAGGTGGCGGGAAATCAACGACAGTACACGGTGAAGACATCACCACAGCAATTGGAATGGTAAAGTTTGATGTTCCAACGACTGATGATCTTGATGCTAAAATCAGGGAAATGAAACAGGCTATTGCGGAGAATGGTGTTAGTTTCCTTGAAAAGATAAGCTCACAGATTGTAAAAAGAACCTTCACAGGAATGAGTCTTGCAAATTCAATTGAAAGGTCAGTAGGTAGTGATGGCAAAACTTCACTCGAATTTCAGGGTGATCCAATGGAAGGTGCTCAGTAAATAATTAGGAGGTAGGTGCAATGATTAGAACAGAGGTCGGAAGTGGAAAAATTTACTATATGCTTGAGAAAGAAATTGAGTATATGAACAAAGGTCAGACGGATATGGCAAAGGAGCTTGTCCTCCATGAACCCGTAAAGGATTCCTCAGTTGAATGTATAGAGTTGTCAGCAATTATCCAGAAAGCTCAAGGTTCGTCAGTTAGAGCAATCTTCGGTGATGAAGCAATGAGCAAAAAGGGAAAAGAAGAGGAAGAAGAGGCTGTAGGCGAAGAGGTTGTCCCGTTCCATGAGAGAAAAGAAATAAACAACTCTGAAATAATCAAAGATGTTCAGGGTACAAGTCAGATAATTCTTATGAGCGGAAACATCAAGAGCTTTTTGAAATCAGGAAAGGAGCTTCTTACAAGAAAAAGACAGTCAAACGAAACGAAGTGCTTGCTCAAAGTTGTTGATGAGCGTGGAACTCATGTAACTCCTGAAATATTTAAGGACATGGGAATAAACGATCAGGTATTCGTAATTTGCCTATACTACTGTTTTTTCGGTTTAAGCTCGATTGGACAAAGGAAGACTACATCGAGCGAGGAGCAAGAATAGTAATGGCACTGGGGGCTGGAACAATAAACGACTATTGCGATATGCCGTATTATGAGTACAGCCTCACCGACTCAGTAATTGCAAAGTTACAAAAGGAGAAAGATTAATGGCTTTTACCGCTTCATATCTATACCAGTTAAGGGATAAAATGACCCCAGTATTGAAGAAGATAAAGAAAGCAAACGATAGTCTGTCTAAGTCTGTAGTTAAGAACGGAAGAAAGATGGCTGAAAGTTTTAAGCGTGTCGGTAAAAGAATGAAAGACGCAGGAAAAAGTATGATGGTAGGGGGGGCTAGTATTGTGGCTCCTCTTACTCTAGGTTTAAAGAAAGCTCACGAGTTCAATAAAAAAATTGCCGAAATTGCCACGCTAGTCCCGAAAATGGGGCTGAAAAAAGTTGAGAAACAATTTGGAGATTTGGCTTTTACCATTTCTAATAAATACGGAATCGCAACGACTGATGTTTTAGAAGGAATGTATCAGGCAATATCAGCAGGTGTGGAGCCAACAAAGAAGGCACTCGAAACATTCCTTAGTACGTCAGCACAATCCGCCGTTGGGGGTGTTTCAACTATAACCGAAGCTGTTGATGGTATCACTTCAGTTTTAAACGCTTACGGCAAGGAAACCATATCAACTACAGAGATTGTTGATTCTATGTTTACTGCTATGAAAGCAGGAAAAACAACTATTCCAGAAATATCTCAGTTTCTTTTCCAAGCTGTTCCTGTTGCTTCAAAATTAGGAATTTCTTTTGATGAAGTTATGGGTTCGCTTGTCACGATAACAAAACAGGGAGCACCAACAAGAATAGCAATGAGTAGAATATCGAGAGCTTTCGATGAGTTGTCTACAACTGGCGGTAAAGTTGATAAGGTGTTTAGAGCAGTTGCAGGAAAATCATTTATTGAGTTTAAAAAAGAAGGCGGAACAGTTCAACAAGCAATGCAGATGATAGCTGATGCGGCAACAAAAGCGAAAGTTCCAGTGAAAGATTTGTTCAACTCTAAAGAAGCGGCAGAATACGCTATGTTTCTTTCTGGCGTAGGGGCGAAACATTTTGCAGGAGCTATGGACGACCTTAAAGTAAAAGCAGGAGCAGGCAAGCAAGCTTTTGAAGAGTTTGCAGGTTCGGATGCTTTTAAGGTTACAAAGTCATTGAACAAGTTAGGCAACACTTTTAAGAAAGTCTTTCTGCCGTTTTTGAAGGTGGTGGGTAGAGTTGCAAAAGCTCTTGATCCTGCTATTGATAAAATGTCAAAATTTATGGAAGAAAACAAAACACTAGCAACAGTATTGTTGTCAGTCACAATGGTTGCAGGGATTCTGTTGACAATTCTTGGAGCTATAGGGTTCGTATCAGGGGCAGTTATAGCAGGAATCGGAGCTTTAACAACAGGCTTTATTGCAGTTGCCGGAGCTTTAGGGCTTTCAACACTTTCATTTACAGCGTTTACGGCTTCTGTCTGGGCTTCTACACTGGCACTTTTAGCCAACCCTATTACTTGGATTGTTTTAGCTGTTATTGCCGTTGGAGTTGCTATTTATCAGTTGGTGAAACATTGGGATGCCGTTAAGGTTTCTATTGGCAACGCTGTTGATTGGATTGTTAAAAAATGGAATAAATGGAAAGGACTTATAACGTTAATAGGGATAATAGTTTTCCCTGCTTTAATACCGATAATAATTATAGCAAAATTAGCCGTGAAACATTGGGATAAAGTAAGGTCGGTAACAAAAGGCTATAAAAACGACTTAGAAGTTATCAGACAATATCTAGTAACTGAATACGGCCCCGCTTGGGATAATTACTGGAAAAGATTTGACGAGGGTCTAACATATATGGGGCAAGACATAATGGAATTTATAGATAAAATAGGCAGAGCTTTTGATCTTGTTGAAGGAAAGGCAAGATCATTTCTTGAATTTTTAGGTGTTGACCTTCCAGACATAGAAGTTGCTCAGAAAATTATAGGCAATGGACGTTCAGCAGATTATTTTGATGCAGGACAAGGACAATCAAGACCTGTTGGAGATTCAACCGCCAGCACTTCAAGAGCTGTTGATGTAAACGTTTCAAATGATGTAGGCGGAGTTCTTGAAATAAAGGTAACGGGAGCAGGAAAAGCTAAAATGACAAGTAATAAACCTAACGGCAACTTGGGGTTTCAGGTACAATGACAAAGAGATCGTTAAAACTACTCAGAGCTGAATATAAGGGTATTAAGTTTGGCTGTAAAAGTGAAACTGAAACTGGCGGCAGGTCGTTAGTAATAAAACGATATCCCAATTCTGATGAACAAAGCATACAGGATATGGGCGGAATACCCCAGAGTTTTACTGTTCCATGTACAATATATGGAAAGAATTTTATAGTTGATGCAAAGAAATTTACCGAGCTTTTAACAGATGGCGAAATCGGCGATTTAATACTACCTAATTTCGGGATATTAAAAGCATACGCTCATACATACAGAAAAACCTCTTCAGAAGGAATGGTCGGTGTAATAAATTTTGATGTCACGTTTGAGATAGAGAAAATGGGCGGTGCTTCTGTGGATGAAACTGCCACTGACCAAGATGTTTACAATGCTTATCTTGACGCAAACGATTCACTTGAAGATGCACTTGCAGAGCTTTGGACTCCACCGACAAGTAACGGCAATAATCTTTCAGCGGTTAGTGACGCTAAGAGTGCTCTCGAATCGGCTAAAAGTGCCATGAGCGATATAAATAGCGCAGTAAGACAGATAGAAAAGAACGTTGCTCTAGTTGAAAGTGTCGTTTCGGAAGCGGAAGCCTATGCAGAATTAATGGTTTCAGACGGCCCGTTCGCAGTGCTTGCTTCACTTACAGGAATAGGGTCTTCATATCAGAAAGCAAAAGATATGGTCGACTGGGGTCGTGACCTTCCAAATAGACTGACACAAATTGCATCTACGATAACCAGTGCTGAATTTTACACTGATAAAAACTTCAGTATTCCAGTATGGGAATCGAACATGACCGCTGAATGGGATGAGAGAAATAAAAACAGGGTTATTTCAGTTGAGACTACAAGGCTTGGAGCTATGCAGTGCCTATTTAACGATGTTTACAATCTCGATGTTCTTACTTTTGATGAACTTGCATATTATCAGACCGATTTACAGACATTATTTGATAGCGTAACTCAATATGAAAATAGTATTCTGTGCAAAAACCAAGCATATATGAAAAAATTGCTTGACCTTAAAGATGTTGCAATGCTTTTTTTGAGGAACAAACAGGATGAGGTTTTCTACAGGTCGGAAATATCAGTGAACAATATGCCTGTAAACGTATTATCTCATCTTCTTTACGGCGAGGAAACAAGGGCTGAAATTGAACTCAGATCCGAAGTTATTAAGGGAATGAATGACGGAAAGCATATCTTGGACGGAAAGGACGTGGTTGTCTTGGAGAAACAATGATTGAATTAAAAGTAAATGGAAAATCATATACTAAATTCGTTGATCTTGAATTATCCAGAGATATAGATAACGCTTGCGGAAGTTTGTCATTCAGCGTTTCAAAGAAAAAAATAGATGTAAAGGCAAATGATATTATTTCAGCTGTTGTTGACGGCACTACAATGTTCACAGGCAGAATTGACAACGCAGACTCAGGAACAGGGAGTGAAGACCTTACGCAGAGTTTTACAGCAAGGGATTATCTTGCAGATTTAGTTGATTCAAGTTTACCTGATAGTTGTAAAAGGTTCAAAACAGGAACATCACTATTAACCCTTATAAATGAAGTTGTTAAAGCTCTAAATATGACGCTCACAGTCCAAAACTTAGCAGGAACAGTATTACCCTTCGATAAAACTGAAAAGATAGCAGGAGAGGCAGGAGCAAACGCTTTTGAGTTTATATCCAGCTATGCAAGAAAAAGGCAGGTATTTATAAATTCGAACGGTCAGGGAAATATTAAACTTTACAAACTTAACGGATTGCTCGGAGCTAATTTTAATTTTGAAAATAGTGGAGTAAAAAAGAATATCTTAAATTCAAACGGACAAATGAACCTTACAGATAGATATCATACTTACGCTTGTAAAAGTCAGATAAATTTTAAGAACGCAAGCGGTGATTCAGGTGATTATAATAGGGTCGGCATAGCAACTGATGATGAAATAAGAAACAGTCGATATTATGAATTTATTTCTGAGCAAAGCATGACACAGGAAGAGTGCGAAGCAAGAGCAAAAGAAGAAGCAAACGTAAGAAGATCAAGAAGTTTTTCCTATACCGCTACCGCAGAAGGACACTCTCAGGATGGAACAGTTTTCGATATAGCCAAAGGAGCGAGAATAAACGATGAAAAAAATGACGTGAAAGGTGTGTTGATGATTAAATCCTTTTCAATGAGAGTATCAGAAAATGACGGTGAAACAACAGAAATGGTTATGACTTACCCAGACGCATATTCAGTCGAAGCAAGCATAGCGCAGAAAGAACAGAAACGTTTAGATATTAACAGCTACTTAAACAAATGAAGAAAAGAAACATCATAAAAACAGGGCTTTTGAAGTCTATAAATGAAGATCAGCACACTTGCGAAGTAAGTTATTCAGGTAAAGATTATGAAGCAGTTTTCTTTTCTCCTTTTGGTTTGTACTCATATCCAGATAATAAAATACCCTGCTTGATTTTACAGATAAATGGCGATGAAGATAATCTCGTTGCAATTCCTTATGATCCTGACAACCGCCCGACACTTGAAAAAGGCGATGTAGGTCTTGCTACTTCTAATGGTAAGATGTCAGTTGTTTTACATAAAGATGGCAAGATAGAAATAAAAGGAACTACAAGTGAAATGATTGCACTTATTTCAGAGGCTTTAGGATACATACAAGATACAGCTACCAATTTAGCAAGCACAACAGTACCGACAGCACTTGGAGCTAGTAGTCTTTCAAGTGCAGGGCTATTTGGAACAATGGCAGGAAACGCAGGAACTTTAAAAGGCAAATTTGATGCAATGGGAAGGGTATAAAAATGGCACTAGATAAAACCAGAATGGCAACAGGTATTGCTGATAAAATGATAAGTGCGGGGATAATAACATCTGATAAAAAAGCAGAGGTTATAGTTATCTGGAAAGAAATATGTGACGGCATAATATCTGAAATTACAGCGAATGCCGATGTGTCAACAAATGTTAAGGCAACATACCTTGTTTCGGATGATGTTACTGGCAATGGAACTGGAGGCGTTGCATGACTAAGATTGCAAAAATATTAAATGTTGCTTTTGGTGAAAAGAACCTCGGAGCAAAAGCAAGAAAACATACCACAGTTTCAAATGAAGGAACTGAAACTTTAACTGTCACGGAAGTCACTGCGAATAACACCGTTTTCACTTTAGATACTTTTACCGAAACACTAATTCCAAAACTACCGATTAATTCAACTATATATCTTGACGTAAATAATGACATACAGAACGCAACGGGAGCTTTCTATACAACTGATCAGGGTTATGGTGTTTTTGGTACTACCGATGGATCAGGCGTCCCAACCATAGCCTTTGGGTTGCCGGTTATAAGTATTACATCACCGTTATCTGGAAACTTTGAATTAGAAACAAATCAAACTTTGAATTGGACTTCTTCAAATGTTACAAATGTTGATATTACAATCACTGGAACAATAGCTGGATCAAAGGTTTATTCAGCTGTTGCAGCAAGTGCAGGAACTTATACTTATCAGCTTAATTCAGCTGATGGATTTGTGGTTAATGATGAGTTCAGCATAGAAGTTTCAGCTTGTTTGGGTATTGCAACTAATACCGTTACAGGTCTTGATACAATAGCAACATTGACAATGACAACGCCAGTATTGACAGATGGAGTTGCAGGAAATATTACAGGTTCAGCAAATTGTACGACTGTTAATGTTTATGAAAGGCTTTCAACAGATGTTAGTTGGGATGATTTTGATATTGGCGTAACGGTAATTGCAGGAGTTTACACAGCGACAGGAACGGTTGCAGATTCAGGACTGCATGATTTTCTGGTGGTTGATGCAGATAATGCCGCCGCTTTTATTCAGCTTGATGATGTTACAGTTGTAAGTGGAACAGTTGTCCCAACAACAGGAATTTACGCTACACACGATATTGTTCATTCCGCAGTTAGGGAAATGGGCGATTTGTTTGTTTCAGAATATGCAGCGGACGAAATCGTATTATTAACGGAGTTCACGTCTAGTAACCGTATAGAGTTTCGTAGAATATCAACTTCCGCATGGACACAAACGGCAGCCATCACGACAACAGGCCCCGCCAGTGGGCCATATAGAGGTGCTGGCATAGCCATAGATTCAACAACCTGTTCTGGTTCAATTGGTCTCGTTACAGGAATATGGAATTATGTCACATACGCTGGTAGGCTCAACATTTATGATACGCCAAGAAGATTGGGTGTTTTTAAGATAGGTAATACGTTTTATTATTTATCAGATAATGCTAAATTTTATTCTACTCCTGACCATTCAACAATGACGCTTGCACTAGACCTTTCCGCACATATAACGGCAAATTCTGACCCAAAACCATGTGCATATAATTCAGATGATGGCTATATCTATGTGCTAGATGGTAACAAGCTTTACACATTTCTTTTCTGCGACGGGTCTCTTGTATCGTCAATAACAATGCCTGACAGTAGTGTTTATGGGCTGACTTATCACGATGGAAGAATACACTATGTTATATATACAGGGGATTTGATAACAATAAAGGTGTTGAAAAACAGTGATGATTAGTAGAGGGGGGAGATGAACACAATGCCAAAATATGGATGGTGAATTTGACAGCAAAATATGGGTGGTGGATATGAATATAGTAATAAATAACCCGCAGCCCACACCTTATTACACCGTATATCTTAATCTTGGAGTATATACACAATCAGACAGTTCTAACCCTCCAACGCACTTTGCGATTTTGGATGAGATCACGGAAATAGCAGGGACTTTCGCAGGCACTTTATATGGAGATGGTGAAACTTTTACTCCAGTAATGACAGAATCGGAGCTACTTACATTTTTTGAACCTGATTATATTGCAGAAGAGGAAGGGCTTGCTTCAATTTACGGTGTTTCAATAGAGGAAGGAGTTTTAACAGGTGAAGGAGTTATTTCAGAAATTCAAGTTAAGAATATCGGTGTTGACATTTTCATTGATCCTGCCAGTGACTTTGAAATATCAATTGAGAGTGGTGACATAAAGCAGACAACGACATTTGATACTTTGATATTGACCCTTCTTTTTACAGATGGCAGGGCATCAAAATATCAGGTAGAGCAGAGTAAAAACAGAAGAGGGTGGATCGGCGATTTAAACAGTGAAATATTCAGGTCTAAATTATGGTTAAAATATCAGGCAAGAGAAACAGAACTCGACCTAAATGAAATATCAGCATATTGCACAGAAGCACTTGAGTATATGAAAGAACAGGATGTATGCTCAGAAATAAACGTTGTTACCACTATTAAAAGTGGTGTCGTTACAGCAGAAATAGAAATAGTTGTCGGGAATGATACCATTAAACGGTTTATTCCATTATGGAGGAATATGACATGAATTGGAAAACAGTCGAACAGCTTAAAAATATAATGACTCAGAGTGCCAGAAGTGTTTTGGATTTTAAGATAGATTACAAAATAGCAGTATGGACAAAAGCATTTGTTACAGGTATGGCAGAGGGCGTTTATTCTGCTATGATGTCAGTAAAAGATGCTATCCTTCAGTTATTTCCTCAAAATGCAACAGGGGACTTCCTCGAAATGTGGGGTGGTTGGGAAAATTTACCTAAAAACGGGGCTGTTGAAGGTGAAGGAACAATAAACGTTATCGGTGATGGAGCTTTAAGTTTGGGAAAAACATTCCCTATTGATACAGTTCTACAGACAGAAAGCGGATTAAACTTTACTGCTACAGAACTTGGAACTATAGCACTTAAAGAGTCTGACATAACCCTTATGACCGTTTCGAGTGGTGTTGCTACCGTAACAACCCTTTTAGCTCATAACCTTGCTACAGGGCAAACACCTGAAGAGTTCTCTATTTCACCTATTGGGGTTACTGATTGTGAGGATATAACTGTTTTAACATCCACTACATTTCAATTTGCAAAAGCGTGGGCTGATGCAACATATACTTCAGGAACAATTAAATCATATCAGGCACAGGTAGACGTAATTTGTGAAACAACTGGAGATGACACTAATTTAGATGCAGGAACAGAATTAACCGCCTCAACAGTTATTCCGACTGAAATAAACACAACCGCTCTTGCCGTTGCAACATTCACAAAAGGAACTGATGAAGAAACTCAAGAGGCATACAGAGCACGGATAATGCTTGCCAGATCGCAAATGATAGGGGTGTTTACTGAGGATCAGATTACTTTAGCAGGATTAAGGATCTCAGGAAACTCAAGAATATACCACGACCCCCCTGTAATTGGCGCTGAAGTTGCCTCAAAAGTAGCGGGATTTCAGCCACGTCCCGGAGAAACGGTTGTCTATGTTGTAATAGATGAAACAGATGGAGACATTACGAGTCCTGTTGATGCTGATATTTTAGCAAGCACAAAAGCCTCAATACTACTTTATGGAAAGTTGCCTGCACATTTACCTGAAGCCTCCGTTTACTGCTTTTCACCTTTGCTTTATGATATTGATGTTAGCGTAGCAATTACTCCCGACACAGCAACGATCAGAGCAAGAGTAAGAAATGAATTGATAGCTTATTTTCAGGATTATTCAGGATTTGAAACACAGCCTGATTTGAACGGAATAACTTCAGCGATAAATAAGACCGCAGGACTAACCAGTTTTACAATGACCCTACCTGCGAGCGTGTCTATTACAGATAAGTATATCGCACAGCTTGGAACACTTACCTTTTTATGAGGATAATATGAAGTTTATAAACTTTCAGTCCAGAACGGCTGAATCCCACACACGTTTTTTGGCAATGCACCTACCCGGAGGGCGTGTGTGGAACACTAAAACAGGCAAGACATTATGGAAATTAATCTATTCCCTTGCAAGTGGGTTTATGCTTTTATATAATTTATCATCAAATATAATAAATGAATTTAGAATTGATACTAGCGTGGCGTGGTTGAGCGATTGGGAAGAGTCACTTGGAATAGATACCGATGCTACTTTAACCCTTGCGGTTAGAAGAGCGAACGTAAAAGCACAGCTTAAAAAGATTACTATAGTGCTTAAAAGTGAATGGGAAGCAAATTTAAGCGAAGGATTAGGGAAAACGATAACTGTCTATCCTGCTTTAAGTTTTGTTGCAGATACGGGCTTTGCTTTCCCTTGGTATTTCCCTCATTTCTTTTATCTACCTTATCCGACTAGAATTCCACAGAACAGATTTATCATAATAATTGACGGTGCAACTGGAGCTGATGAAGTATTACAAATACAGAATATAATAAAAAAGTACATTCCCACTTTTGTTTATGCTATAATAATAGACAGAGATTTTGTAATATGATAAATGGGGTGCACCATGAGAATTTTTTTAGTAGTTTTATTTTTAATCTTTACAGGTTGTGAGGTAGATCAGATGGCACAGAACACGAAACCAACGATAACAGAGTTTGAAACGCCTGACGGTAACGTTGCCGACCCGCCAGCAACAGTTGTAACTAACGGATACATAGACGGTGACATCGTTAATCCCTGCTGGGCGACTGAGTTCAATAAATTCAGGCGTGAACACGCAAGACTTGGAAATTATATCCTTGCAGATACCAGAACAATCTATGCGGGGTGTACGTCAGGAAATGATACCACAGGAACAGGAACTTTTGCAAAGCCTTACAAGACAATCGGAAAGGCTTATGAAATGGTAGCTCC